TCCCCTATGTGTCTGGTTCGCTTTAATATCTTTCTTTTATAAGCACATTTATCATTTTACCACAGGCTGTCAAGATTAACAATCGTCGTATCATGGGTCATTGGAACTATTTGCACTGTTCTAAAATACCCTTGATTTCCTGTAACTTGACAGCTCCGATTCCTTTAATCGTTCCGATTTTCTCCAGAATCTTGTCTGTGTCGATTGTCGGAGTTGCTTTCTTTCCCTGATTGAAGCCCTCACTTCTGGCTTTCTCTACCCTGTCCTCGACATAGTGTACCAGTTGCTCGTCCGTCATTTTCCGCATTTTGACAGCTTTATCATGTATCTTGTTCTCGTCCTCTGTCCTGCGGCAGCTTCTAGTCTTTCCCATAGCCTACGCCTCCTGTATAATCTTGATTGCTTTTGATAAAGGTATCACAAAATTTCCGCTGTTTCTGGAACCATATAATTTTGTTTCTTCGTCATTAACCATTTTCAGAATGACTTCGACCTTTTTCTCGTCGATAGTTGCGTCGTTATCAATGCGGTATGTTGCGTCTGGATAATACGGATATGTCCTAAGAAAGTTCTTCCCCTGTCTTGTATCCTTGATTCTGAATTTTTCAGGTAAGCCGTCAGGCTCATTTGCCAAATACACAAATCCTTTGCCACTGATACCATTTGCTTTGAAGTGTACCACATCTCCTACTTTCATCTCGATTCCATTCTTATCTACTTTTCCTGTTCCTGTACTCATGTTGTCATCTCCTCGATTTGTTTAATGTGCAATACATAGTATATCGTCCCCGGCTCTGCTCCCCATTCCGGGTTGCCGGTCCCTTTTGTAAGTGTGCAGGTTGCTTTCGCCTGTCTGGAGCTTCTGGAATATCCGTTCCTGAATATAATTTCCTTTTCAGGCGGTGTCGTGTCGCCTACTCCGTCTATGCCTCGAAATAGCCACTGGCACCCAAACACGCTTTCAAATCTTGAATCGTAGTACGATTTTATCTCTCGATATTCTTCCGTCTTTTCTCCAGCCAGAATCATGTCGTACCATTTTTTCTTAATCGGCAATACCAGCATATCATCATCTCCTTTGCTTTCTGTTTCAGACAATTTATTTATATCTTCTGTCGGGCAGAAAAACCACATCATTATCAGCAATGCAATCCACATTGAACCATAGTTGAATCTGCTTATATCCCCTCGTATTAAAATCATAAGTCCGCATATAAACCATGGCAAACAATTCCAGTGCTTGTAATAATATGTTTTCAGCCGTTTCCTTAATTTTTTCATGCTGCGCTCCTATTCCCTCCAGAACTGTTCTGCTTTGAATCTATCGCCCATGTCCATGAAATAATCATACAGAAATTCTCTCTGCTTCTTTGTCAGCTCTTTTATGTTTGTGACAATGTAGCCGCCGGTTCCAGAGGGATTGTGTATCAGGCAATAACCTTTTACCTCTGTCAGAAAATCACGATACAATCTCATTTCTCCTGTACCCAGTTTTTCTTTTCTCCATGCTCTGTACTCTGTTTCAAAGCCTTTCTTCTCGCAGATTTCCTCTGCTGATTCTTCATGCTCTCCGAATGGGCTTTCTGTAAATTCCCCGGTTGGAGATAACCAGCCGAACTCCTTTGTTACAGCTTCTTTAGGTTTTATGTCGCTTCCAGGCAGGATTCCGTTGTCAAGATTCTCCATGTGCTTTCGCAGTTTTTCTGTATCAATTTCACGACTGATTATCTCCTCGTAATTAAGGGGCTTGCCGTCCTCTCTGTCTTTCAACATTACCATACGGCAGGTTCCCCATTCCATTTCGGAAAATCCAAGATTAAAGCAATCCATGACATAAAACAATCCAATCTTAATTTCAGGATTTCTTATTATCTCAATCATGTCTATAAAATTCTTGTTTGCCAACGCTTCCCATACCAGATGAATGTAATAGACTATATTCTTTTCAAATGATTCGCACCTGCCGCCGGAGTTGATATTTACCGTAGTGTCGCAGTAATCATTCTTGCAGTGGTGCTTACATTCTGTGTTTTTGCATTTTACTTTTCTTGCCATAGTCGCCTCCTACTTCTCTGGGAACTGATACACGATATTCTTTCTGTATGTCGCCGGTCTTTGTGCCTGTGCTGACTGGTCGAAAAATTCATTTGTGTAACATTCTTCCTCGTATGCTCCGCAGAAATCTTTTAAGACCGCCAGACACCTTTCCTTGCTGTCATACTCTGCGATTTCTTCAAGACAGCCATCCGAAATACAGATTGTATGTCTGATGATTTCCTGCTTGCCTTTCTTACTGATGTCCTCGTTATACTCCAGTGCATTGAAAGCTCTACCGAACCACAGCACTCTCTCTTTGTTCTGTGATACTATAATCATTCTGATTCCTCCTTTAGCATGGACCGCCCTCTGCCCCATGAAACGCTCCGGCAGGGTATAGCCAGTCCCCTTTTACATAAATATCATCTGTTGTGAACTCTCCTGTAATAAGGCTCCTGATAGCTTCTTTGTCGCCATGATATACGCAGGATTCCGTATCTCCGACAAATTCATCAAGATTGCATTTGTTATCAAGCGTGAATCCCAAAATATTTTCATCATTTCGCAGTGCTTCAAAATCCTCTGGGTATAATTCCCTGATTCCAGCAAACAGCTTTGGTGTTGAGAAAATGCACATAGCACAACTGCACCGATTCCAGCCAGCTCTATAACATGGGTGTGGATTTACCTTGTGCCGCTTCAAAACTTCCCAGACATCTTTCTCCGAATAGTCTATTACCGGTCGCCACTGGTGGACTGTCCGTTTCAGTTTCTTTTCAGCGTTGGTTCTGTGTATCTCAATCTCATTATATTTTGACCTGCCGGATGATTCGCCTCTGCGTTCTCCAGACACAACCAATATCTTCACACCTTGCCTCGTCTTATCAAGGTTTGCTGTCACGCTGTCTTGAACTGCTGCTTTTAGATTTCCGCTACACCAGCGTCCCTGATGCGTGCCGCCCTTTGCCGGAAACTTATGCCGCTTGCCTCCGATTTCTTCCAGTTTATTCAGTGAATCCATGTTTGCCATGACACTATCCGCAACCATTATTTTCAGGTATGCACTACACCACCTTGTACGCAAGTCCGCTGTCTTCGCTGGAAACTTCTGTCTGCAACCGTACTCTTTCAGTTTCTCCTCCATGTCGTCTATGGAGCTTTCCTTTATCGCTTTGCACTCCAGATATTTCTTGGACGGCTTGCATTGTATGATTTCGCCAGTGTCCGGCTCGCACCATTCAACCGGTTCGCTGGTTCCTATCCGGTACAGCTCCCCGAAAAATCCGTTTACTCTCCATGATAACCGGAGCGGTACATTTTCAGCCTCCGCAAACGCTCTTACATAGTTTTGAGTACATCTCCAGTCCATTCTACGACTTGGGTGTCCTCCGTCTATATCGTGGTGCCAGAACTCTATCCTATCTTTCGGAACCCCAAGCTCCAGCAATTTGTAGTAGCAAGCTATGCTGTCCTTTCCTCCAGATAACAGTATTGCTATGAGGTCGTATTCTTCCAGAGGCAGTAAACTGTCAAGGTATATGCTCTTGAAATGCTCGGTGTCTTGTCGCCCCGGCACTCTTGGCTTGATTCTTGCACCCATTCCATAAATAGGAGTGTCCGGTTTTCCATGAACGACCGGAGTATCTTTCGTGCAATCAGAATCTTTTATATATTCCTCCGGGAATAAATTCATCTGTCCTTTCATTTTCGCCTCCTGATAAATGCAAAGCTCCGCTTTTATACGGAGCCTTGCTGTTATAGCGGCATAAAGCCGCTGATTGTCTGATTATGAGATTTTGGAAATCTGGAAGCAGACCGGCACACGAAGCGAATCAGACGCAGGCCAGCCGCTGGCAACCCCACCGCTGCTCACAGCGCACGCACCCGTCGAATTGCCGCTCCTGACAGAAGCCAGCCAATATACTCTCGTATCTCCGTCCTCGTCCACTCTGATTCTGTTTCTTGCGTCCTTGTAGTAATCAAGCTGCTTATACAGTCCCTTATCTCCGTAGCAGCTATCCTCGTCAAACACCTCTGACGCAGCCGGTAAGAACAGTTTTGTTGTGTATGTACCGCAGTTGCCGTCTTTGTCTTTCCACTCTCTGTCTACATCACTGATAACTGCCTGTAAGTCCTCCGGCAGCAAGCCCCAGATTGTGGAATCAATATAGCCCCTGATGTCGGAATCAGGATAGCCGCCCTTGTTGGTGTCCTGTTCGTTCCATTCAACTTCTCCGCCGATAAAGTTTCTGGTTTCAAATCTCACATACTGGTCCGTCACATCTGTTACCACAAACTCTGCCGGTGTGCCGTCTGTAAGTTCGCAGGAAACGGTTGCTCCAACCTCTACCGGGATAATGCCTTTCTTAATCTTCTCTGCCAGTTCCTCCCAGTTCATCTTGCGGTGCTGTTTTACAGTTCTAATAAAGTCAATGCTACCCTCCTGCTTGTCCTCTGTTTCTGTTGCCGGTTCCTCGCTGTCGCAACTGCACTTGCAATTCATGTGTTCCGGGAACGGTCTTAATCTCTCTACCGGAATAGCTGTTACTCCTATCTGGATTCCCTTGTGGTTCTCGGCGTATTCAAGGAACGCCTCACGCTCTCTCTGGATAAGGTCATCTTTGCCGACAACCTCCATGCTGATACCTCTTGTTTTGATTTTGAGTTTGCTCATTTTGTTTTCCTCCTGAAATTTGATTGTGATATATTTAGGTCCGGTGGCTTTATACCACCGGTAAACCTGCTATGAAATAACCGCCATGCTTGGCAATGACCTGTTCAATAACCTCTACCGGCGTATATGGATAAATCGCCTCTGTCGGCTCGTCGCCCGCTGATTCCATGTACGGAATAAGCAGCTCCTCTCTGGCGCTTGGCGTACCGCATTCGCAAGCTGTGTACTCAATATCTGGTCCGTCTGTTCTCGGCGTGCTGTATAAAAACTTGCCAGCCTGTACCGAAAATTCAAAGCCGTCCTTACACAAAATGTGTGGTCTTGGCTCCTGAAATCCATTGCTCATGCGGTATGTGGCTTTCATGTACTCATTCACAGACGCATACTGTCTGTAAATATCCATATCCTGTGTTTCTCCGGCAAAACAGTTACCGCAATACCGGTAGAACATAGCTCCGTCATTTTTGCCTACTGTTTCAAATGTGGCGTATGTCGCCTGATACTTCCCTGTTTTCTGATTCATCATGTGGCTGTGCGGTTCGCCTACCTGCAACAACGACTGTGTGAGTGTCCTCGGCGGTAGAATATTCAGAAAATAATCGTAGACATCTTCGCCTACAATATCGCCCGGCTTGCAGTATGCTCCCCAGTCTGTATTTTCTCCGCTATGCTCGTCTGCGTACTTTTCCCAGCCCTTGATTGTCTTGATTTCCGTATTTGTCGTTAAATTCATCTTCCCAACGCTTCCTTTCGCAAATTGTGATAATGTCTGGTACATGGTGTCCATTCAGAACATTCAGGGCTTGCAGCTCTGTTATGCCGCACCGGTTCTGTAATTCAATTCGTAGCTCTCGCCGCTCCTTGATGTCCTGATTGCCATAATCTGGCAGGGCTTTCAACCGTTTCTGGTACTCATATACAATTTGCCTTGTCAAAAGCTCTGCCATGTCTGATACCTCCTATGCTGTTTCCTCCAGCTTTTCCAGCTCTTTGATAACTCTGCTTAATGCGTACTTGGCATTTGCTGTAAGCTGTCTCTGCCAGCATCCGTTTTTCGGCGACCACTTGAATCCGTTGCCTTTCAGAATATCCCTGACCTTATCCTCCGGCTTGTCCTCAAAGAAAAGCTGTAATCGCATGATGTCCGCATTTTCTACCACCTTGCAGAACTTGTTTTCTGCTTCCTGATTGCCCTTTTCCTTTGCGGCTTTCAAACTGTTTAAGCGGCTCTCAATCCTCTTAATGTTGGCGTTGTTGTTCTGGAGTTCGTATGACGGATAGCCGATTCTTCCGCAGTAATCCGGTTCCCTGAAATTCTTAATCTGGTCGTCAGAGTAGCCCATATCCTTTAACTGCTCGTCGCCTTTGGCTGTATCTTTCAGCTTGACCGCCTTATTAACCGCTTTCATCATTTCCTGATTTTCTTTCAGGCTCTCCAACTTTTCTTCCAGAAGCTCGATTGCCTGTGCGTCCCCGGATAAAATCGGCTGTTCCATTGTCAGCAGGTGTTCTATCTTTGCTGCATAGTTCTCCAGATACTTCCAATCATTCATCAGGGTTTCTCTGCGGCTGTTCTGTTTTTCCTTTTTTCTTACTGGAAAATTACCGCCTCCAGAAATCAGGATTGACGGACAGCTTGCTTCGTTTCTGTAATAGGCGTTGAAATACTCTGCCAGCTTGCGGCTGTATCTCTCTGCCATGTGCTGTGCCTTTTCTGCAAGGTTCGGTTTCTTCTCCTTGATTTTCTCCACCGTGTCATAAACTCTGTTTACCATGTTCTGGTACTCTGATGTAGCACTTCCGGCTACATATCCGCTCATTGAATTAGCTTCTTTTGCGGCTCTTGCTGTAAGCTCGTTGATTGTGAAAAACAGTCTTTCCATTGTGATTCCTCCTGTGATTTGAATGTCTATGCTTTCTCACTGGTTGCCCTCCAGTGGTAGCAGCTTTGGTTCTTTTCTCTGTGCTTCCCTGATGATTGTGTCCCGG